AACATGTTGACGATAATCACATGTTGCAGGAAGACCTTGCTTTTTCTTCAAGAGCATATAAGCAATCCGCATAACAATACCATTGAAAAGTGAGTTTATGATGACTGTAAGAGGATTTCCCGATGGTTGAGAGTGAGTCTTACGAATCACTTCTCCACGTACGAGAATGTCAGCATTACAAATGTGCTCCCATAGAGCAGCACGAATCAGCTGAGACTCTTCATCGTCACCATACCATTCATTAATCTTCTCTACAATCTTTACCAAGACTTGCATGAGAAGAGAGCCGTCAAAGTTGGAGAAATCACCTGCAATCATATAGTTTCCTTTTGATTGTAAGTGATGAGCCAACTTGGTCCATTCCAGGGAATAAGGATTGATTCCGACAGCAATGCCATTATCAATCCTATGTCTCATAACATGAGCAGCGAAATCCAAAAAGTATTGTCTTATAGCTATTACGAGATGTTGTGGGCAAGCTTCGAAAACACGAGTCTTGCCAGCATCTACTTTTGCAATTGGTCGTTTCTCGTCTTTGAGGGTTGCAATAGAAATTGCATTTCCTCGAATTCCTCGTCTCGAATCATTAAGCAAATTTTCGACATCTCGTTTGAGTTCTGGATTATCGACTATATAGTCTTCTCCATCACCCAGCCATGCAGTTTTACCTTTGGATTTATTGTTCAGGTTATAAGGATAACCTGGTGAAGTTGTGCGGTTGATGGGTCGTTTGTAAGGATCACCATCAACACCCACTATTGCTTGTTCATAGCTGTGCACAATACCTTTTCCACCAACCGGCGAGCCTAGTCCTTGGAAAACATCATTAGCAGCAGCCTCAAGCAAATCAGGGTCTACAAAAGTTTGACCTCCCATGATTTTCTTGATACCTTTCAACATTGGGTCAACAATACCCTCCCCTTCAACATCTACAGGTCTAAGGAAAGCGGGTTTTGCTACATGTTGTTGAACTTTATCAAAAACCATGGAGGGACCTAACTGAGTAACACACGGGGCAGCAGGAGAAGGTGCAGTACCTACATTCAAACAATCACCAAGATCTAAAAGTGAAACTTGGTGGGAAGGGTCTATCCAAGATTGAGAATAAGGTAACCGTCCATCAATTAAATAAGATTTAGGTATCTTAAATTTCTCAACATGATCAGCTAAAGCCTTCTCAAGAAATTGTCGAGTAGTTAAAGCACCAAGAGCTAAAACGCCAGCGCCTCCAGCAACATGGAATCCAATCAATTTAGTATGAATTAATTTGTTGGAAATAGAGAGTAAAGCTCCACACATTCCACTTGAAGTTTCCAAATCGTAATCTATGTGGTTTCCAATTTTGATGGGACATTTACACTTAGTAGAATCTTTAGGACAAGTTCCAGGTTTGTGGAGGAAGTATTCAGTCGTTTTAGTAGACACAGCAAAGCTCTGAGGATATTTTTCCTGAACAATGGTCTTACCTCCAAGTTCATAAAAACCAGAGAAAGTAAGATCACCTTCTTTTAACAAATCAATATCTTCAGATCCAAGGAATTTGGAGAGAATGCGTGGTCGGTTAGGGACTACAGGAGGAAATGAAACAAGTGCCAAATCAACAGGGGAACCATCTAACTGGAATGTTTGGGAAATATTACACTGTTCTATTGGGACTTCTATTGCCTTATCTGTGGAATAAGGGTTCCTAATGACTAGATACTTTATTGGGTCAACGTGAGGAGGGTTCAAAATGGTATGTGCTGTAGTAATCATGGTGCGACCAACTAGGAAAACACCATTACTACGACAACACAGTCCATTACCATCGACAGCTTGAATCCACACGGAATTGTTAAGCAATACCTGTGTTGTTTGCTCAATTTGAACACGATCACGCTGCGCGTATGTATATCTACGAGCACCGAGATGCATTTCAGTATTGGGCAAACAATCTACCATGCCCTGTGCTAATCGTCTAGAACGGGGCATGTGAGGGTTATTGTCATAAACTCTCTGTGCAAATTGTCTTTGTCGTGGCACAGTCGGCTGGGTGTCATATGTTCTTTGCGCATAATTTACAGGGCGTGAAACACGTGGTTGCGTGTCGTACACCCTTTGTGCTGCAGCTTGGCGCTGTCTGACATCATTGAGAAAATCATTAGCTTGACTAATGAAGACATTGTTGTTATTCATGTCATACTTCCTGTTATCGTTCTCAAACGGCTCGCAGAAAGAGCAATCATACCAACAGGTCGAATCAATGATTTTATGCGCTTCCGAAACATTGGTCGCACAAAAGTTCGTATCCACAAGTTGCTGTAACCTACATTGTTGGATAGTGCGTTGTGCCACTGGCTTTCCGAGAGACAATCTAATTTCTTCTCGTATATCTTCGAGATCGCCTCGGGAAATTCCTTGTTCCAACAAATCATCGCGAACAGATTTGATTCCCGTGCGTTCCAAAAAGTGAACCAGCATATTACCATGCTTCGGGTATTGCAAGATCGTGCAAGTTGTGCATTTGTCACATGGTGAAGTAGCATCAGAAGGTGCACGATTAAATTGACACCAAGCGTGACTGTTGTCAGAGGACTGGCGACGAAAAATTCCAGTGTACCAAACACCAAACAGGGCAGCTGCTGCAGAACAGAGACCCATCAAAATTTTGGAGGTTGGTACACTAGGTAAATAATTCATAAATTTGTTTGCAGCTGAAGAAAAGAAAGACAAAATAAATTCAGCAACAGAAATCAATCCATTCTGAGCACGTGATATACAGGCACGAACTCCTTTCCATAATTTGCTGAATTTATCGCTGCAATATTCTTTTTGTTCAAAGAACTTTTTCTTAACCATTTCATAGCGATTTCTTATTACAGACACGTGTGAGATAGAACCAAAATCCTCATCTTCTGGAGCATCGTAAAAGACATCGCCATCAACGCCAACATCAATTTTGTCTTCTGCAGCAACTGCTTCAATGAATTTCTCAGGATTAAAAATCTTGTCAAATTCATCAAGGATTTGTTTCTCATTTGGTGAAGGAGCAGGGCTTGTTATTCCTGCTTGCTTTCTAATTTCGTCAGCAAGACCTTGACTGTCTTCTTTGCGACGATCGTTTTCTTCACAAAAGAATTCCCAAAACTGTTCAAAAGACAAATTGTGTTTATCGGGTAAATATTGTACTTCAGCATTACCGCTTTGCTTGTTATGAATAACTTTATAACATGTAAAGCGATAATGGTCTGTCATTAATGCAGGGATTTCCCTAACTGTACAATTGAGTTTCTTTGCTATTGTAGGCTTATCAAAGGTATAATAAGCAGAGCCGTATTCATCTTTTCCGATTGGAACACCATATGCAGGATCAATTGTGACTTCAGCCCACACATGGAAACGACGATAAACGGCGCCAGGATCCACAAGCGATTTTATTGCTGGAACCTTCTGGTTTGAAGAAGCAATAATAAACTCAGAAGTAAAATTAGATACTCCCTTTGATTTCAATTCTGCCATTTTTAAAGGGTACTGGGCAGTATTGACCATATATTCCAATTCTTCGAATTCTTCTACTGGCCTATTCAAAGAATCTATAACATTTCCAAAATCGTCCAAGATGACTATGGGTTGACCTGTATAGCCTTCCCAATACTCATTTCTGGCTCGTCTAGGAAACGATACCGTATTAAAATCAGTACCACGTTCTCTCAAATATTTTGCAAAAATTTTTGCCTTCAATACTTCCGTAGCCACACTTTTACCTACTCCGGGATGTCCAAAAAGATACATTGAAACTGGTTGGACACGAATAGTGTGACAACGAGCGGGACTGTGAGAGGCCCATTCCACTTGATTATGGATTCGCTTTTGCAAACTTTGTATCAATTGCGCGTTGGATCGAGATTGCGCTCGGGTAGCTTGAGAGTGGTACTCATTTAATTGGTAGCTAACGGTCATAATTTGGTTAGAGATGGCAGCAGACGCATCAATTAAATCCTTATTGAATTTTTCAATTAATTTTACAGCAGCATATAAATTTTCTATTTGAGGGAAATTTTGCATATATTGATATTCTGCTACTGATACACCATAAACTGTTGTATAATAAATTTCAGACAAATAATCGAAAAGCCATGTAAACAAATCCCTGACAGCTCTAAATCCTTGGGCAGCACGTCCAATAGAAGCGAAATGCTTAGCCATTTCGGATGGTGTTGGAATAGCACCAGAGCACATAAGAGTGAAAATACCACAGAAGAAAGATAAGAAACCTGAAAAGGGTAATAATTCAGGTGTCTTTGTGACAGTTGCAAACATATCGGTTACAAGTGATTGAGCAACTTGTTGAGATTCTTCTCCTGCAGTATAAACTATATCAGAAGATTCGAAAGAAGGAATTAATGACATAAGAGAATCTAATGTTACGCCAAGCTGACGTGCTAAATTTGTACAGTGAAGGGTAAGCATTAACATTTGTTTTTCTTTTAAACATTGACAAATTGAAAAGCAAGAAATCAAAATCCCAATAACATCATATTCTCTTGGAATATGGAAAGCGTCTTTCAGTTGATCGGCTGCTTCTGTTAATGTTTTAAGCATTCCTTGCAACATTTCTAAAGTAGGGTTCAATTTATTTACAGCTGCTGAAATTTTTGAACCATTAACTACAGCAGCGGCGGCAGTTCCGACTCCAGGAGCTATTACATTGGCAGCTACATAGCTAGCAGCTTTTGCAGTTTCTGCAACAGCGCCTGAATCCGAAAATACACTGGTGATGTCGTTTTTAATTTTAGTACACGCATCACCAACAAGTGTTTGGGCATAACGCTTTCGGTCTGCACCAAGCTCGCGTTTCTTTTTGCGATTGCGTTTTTCCAATTCCACTTGTCTTTGCACGAAATTGTGTTGTTGTCGTTGTAATTTCTTCAACTTTTCAATTTCGCGCTGCATTTGGTTTATTTTCTTGCGTTGTTCTTCGCAAGGTTTAGACAGGACGTTTGGCCCTGGGTTCTCTTCAATATCGCCTGCCAATAATAATAATAATTGAGAATAATTAAGATTAATTTTAAAGACGAATTCATCAAAATCACAATAAAAAGTTTTTGTGATTTTGAAATTTTTATATACAATTTCAGTGACTATGGGATCTTCACTGGCTAAATCAGTAACATACATAGGTGTACCTGAACAAGTCATTAAACGCAAGAAGCATTTAATTTGATCCCAAGATTCGTCAATATATACATTGTTCATAAAACGTTTCCGGATTGTCATCAAATCTGCAATTAATGTTGGAGAATCTTCAGACAAATCAAATTGTGATAGGTAGGTGTGCAGAGCAGTAGTCTGAAGAGATTGATTTGATGGATAATAATCATCAATATAATTTTGAATATTATTTAGAGCAGCAGAAGCTGCAAGCGAATGAATAGAGTATTCGTGTTCATCATGTCCAGTTGCGAATCCGTAATCAGTATCCGGTTGGGGAGCCAAGTCGATATTATTCATGAGAGAGGTTAAAGAGAAAACATTCCACTCGTCCATGCTACATGGGGTGCGGCTTTCAATTGGTGATAGCGTTTCCGGTGATTCCACCCTTATTTCAGGGACTGACCTTCTACGGCTTGCGTATATCTCATAATATTATCATTCAAGTGCGCTGGACGAAATGCGCTCACAGTCCAGTCATGAGGAGTTATTCGAAGCTACTTTGCTCATGCCTTACGAAAATTCAAAAATTATAAGAGACTACTTACCGCCATGGGTTCTAGCCATGGTGCCTACCTCCGGGGAGAACGGAGTTCCAAAATAACAGCCTGGTAATGCGCCAGAAAACAGGTCATAAACTGTTCCGTGTTTCTTCAAGAGGAGATCGCATCCTACTAGTAATAGTCAACTAGCTTATTTAGAGAGAAAGAAATACAATCGACCACTAAATAAAATTATAGTATATATCAATCAACGCTTGCTTCTGATATATAGAATAAAGTTATACGGTCAAAGGTTAAATATTGCACAGTTCTTTTGTTGTGCACAATCATTCTACGGCCACGGTTTCACATGCTATTCAGCGTGGGGACAGCCACGGTTACACTAGACTTAC